AAAAGCGATGATCACTTTTGAACCTCGCTTATGGCACAACATGCACCGATTGCAGTCAGTATCCCGCAGTTGAGCAGGGCAGACCTTAACTAAGTTGCGGTCTGGCGTTCTCCACACCGTTCTAGTCTCCTCACTGCTAACAGCAAGGACAGCCGGAAGGCCTGAAGCTATCGCGCGATCTGCAGATTCTTCCGTCTCAGTTGAAACGTTGATCCGCAGTCCCTCACGATTGGCACGCCTCAAAAGCTTGCCATTGTCTCCCACGGTGTGGTCGTGGTGCGTATAAGTCCAAGCCTGCAATCTGCGGCTTTTAACGACAGACAAAAGCCCATCAATAAAAGCACGAGACAACCGCCCAGAATTCGCCACAAGATCACCCGCTTGATTCAACCTGAGAGGAGAACCAAGCGGCAATGTCGCTAAATCGTCTAAATGTTCTCGCCATTGTTTGGAACGGGAACCATCAGACACTTTCGACCAATGCCACGCTAACGGCCCCAACGCCGCATAACAAACCTCCCGCATCCCACAAGATGCAGGACAGCTGTTTTTGCTAGTGGTGGTCACAGCAATCGGCCCCGTCTTCTCATTAGACGAGACCCGCGACAGGTGAAAAAAAGTCTTAGCTAATGACATCTCAGCGCACTACACGAACATAAGGTTGCGTGCCGCTGTGCTGGTGCACTGGCTCGAGCATTGCAGTCTGGGCAACCGCAACACCAAACGATGCAGCGGCAACAATCGCCGCTAGCAATTGAAGTGATGAATTCATTGAGTTAAATAAGGGTTGGCTTTTTGTGTTTGTTGAGAGCGGCCCTTGTGGGGCGTTAATCGCTGGGAGTAGTTGGCAGCATTGCACGGGTGAACCCGGTTTAATCGCTGAATCCTGCGATTCGCTCTCAGGTTTTGAGTTGTCGAGGTGCGAGAGCGGGAACCGGCTTGTTCCTTCCTTCTCTTGTCTTACATTGTACAGCATAATGATCAGTTCTGACAGTAAGAAATGTGACGATCAGACAAAACGCAGCCACCTCGCTCACCGTCACATCGCGGGGGGTGCGGTTGCAGATTTTTTAAAATGTAGTGGTGGGCCGGGGAACCTAAACATATATCTGCTCAACAGTATTCGTGTAATAAAAAAGCCCCCTTAAGTGGGGGGCAGTGGTCTGATTGTTAAAACGCTGGATCAGTCGTCCTTATTTTCAATCGAGATTTTAAGTTCAGGCGCTTGAACATTGACAGTTTCAACGGATTCACCAATAACGCGTCCGATGGAATCAAGCACTTGGCTTGCGGTTTGCAATTGGCCCTTCTTGAGGGCCTGATTAAACAGTTTGGTGCGCATGTGCTGAAGACGCGCAAGCATATTTTCGCGATCAGCCTTCCAGTCTTCATCAACGATCTTTTTGACATCTGCCCAATCGCGCCAAGCAGTCTGAATCGAGACTTGTTCTTTCTCGGCATGATCGTAAACAAGGGCTGTAGACGACAGTCCTTCGAGCTGACGTTTGTAAAGCCGCCGAACACGAGCTTCTTTAGTTTCCATTTGCTCAGGTTGCATTACTGTCTCGACCCTGTTTCTTTGGATAATAACTTGTTGCGGGGGCTTGTGGAACGGTTAGCGGGGGGTAGGGGTTGAAAACCTGTGTAATGTAATAGGCATGAGCACAAAAGCAGAGCCCATAAGCCTGAGATGGGCACAGGGCCAAGTTTTTTCAAGCGACAAACGCTTCCGCGTTTTAGTTGCAGGCCGCAGATTCGGCAAATCGTACCTGTCATGCGTTGAATTGGTACGTGGAGCGCTGAATCGACCTGGCGAAACGTTTTTTTATTGTGCCCCGACGTACCGGATGGCCAAAGATATTGCGTGGAGGGCGTTAAAAAAGCTGGTTCCGAAGGTTTGGATCCACACGAAGAACGAAACGGACCTCAGGATTGAGCTAATCAACGGTTCAACCATTGAATTGAAGGGTACTGAGAACGCAATGGCGTTGAGAGGCCGCAGTTTGAGTGGTGTAGTGCTGGATGAAGCAGCATTTATGGATTCTGAAGTGTGGTTTGAGGTAATTCGACCTGCATTAGCGGATAAAGAGGGTTGGGCGTTGTTTATTTCGACGCCAGACGGTACAGCTAGTTGGTTTTACGACTTGTGGTGTTATGTCCCAGACGACGAAACAGGAGAGTGGCAACGATGGAGCTACACAACGATTGAAGGAGGAAATGTCAGTAAGCACGAGGTTGAAGCAGCCCGCGCTCAACTTGATACGCGCACGTTCCGCCAGGAATTTGAAGCGTCCTTCGAGAACCTCACCGGTCTAGTGGCCATCAGTTTTTCTGATGACAACATCTCGACAGAAGCCAAGGACATCTCAATCCAACCACTGCTGTTAGGCGTTGACTTCAACGTAGATCCAATGTCTGGCATCTGTGCGGTCAAAGATCAGGACACGTTGTATGTGTTTGACGAGATCATGTTGACTGGCGGTGCAACGACTTGGGATTTTGCGGATGAAGTCACACGTCGATACGGTGTAGATCGCAGAGTTATCGCTTGTCCTGACCCTACAGGTGGAGCACGAAAGACTAGTGGTGTTGGCGTAACGGACCACGCAATCCTTAGGCGCAGTGGTTTTACGGTGCAAAGCCCTAGATCACCATGGAAAATCCGAGACAAGATCACAGCGGTCAATACAGGGCTTATGGATGCTTCTGGTGCGCGGCGAGTAAAGATTCATCCACGGTGCAGGGAGTTGATCAAGTCATTACGGACGTTGACTTATGCACCAGGGACTGGTTTGCCAAACAAAAACCTAGGTGTGGACCACGCTTTTGACGCTTTTGGGTACTTGGTGTTGCAGCAGTTTAACCTTGCAAAACCCGAGACTTTGGGGACAACGAGCTATCGGCTTTATTAAGATGACTGGGTAACTTTGCCAAAAGGCGAAGGACAAGTCTCTTGCAGCGGATCAGGAGTAAGGGATGCGGGCGCGTGAGCCGGTTCTAGTCCGCAACCATTTAGAGCGCTAGAATAAACAGGTCTTTGCAACTCGCATCATGCCTGGACATTACGGAGGTGGAGGCAAGAAAAAGCCTCCTAAGAAGAAGGGTATGAAAAAAGGCAGCAAGAAGATGCGGTGCAGATGTGGCAAGTGAAAACGTTCCAACCAACAGGGCGCTTTACAACCGTGTAAAAGCGGAAGCCAAGCGCAAATTTGCGGTTTATCCGAGCGCGTATGCAAATGCGTGGCTGGTGCGTACATACAAAGCGCGTATGGACAAGCTAGGCAAAGTCCCTTACACCACGAAAGCCAGTGGCGGAACGAAAAAAACCACGAAAACCCGCAAAACCAAAAAGTAAAGGCCGTGGTGGTCTTGGCCGATGGTTTGACGAGAAATGGGTCGATGTAAAGACCGGAAAACCTTGTGGACGTTCAAAAGGCGAAGACAGGGCGTATCCAGCGTGCAGACCATCACGCAGAGTGTCAGACAAGACGCCAAAAACAACAAAAGAGATGAGTCCTGCAGAAAAGGCTCGTTTTAAAAAAGAAAAAACAAGTTCAAAGAAGATTTCTTATCAACATCGGCGGCGCAAGGCGAAAAAGAAGAAGTCTTGAGATGGCTTGTGGGTTATGAACGGTTAGAATCGACTGTATAGACCCTTCTTATGTCTAATCATGGCTATCCTTCGCGGAGAGCAAGGTGCGGTCCAGTTTGACGCTGCTGGCTCTTCTAACGCAACAATCGTTGGAACTCGCAGCTGGACGCTAAACCTCACCAAGGACACGTTGGACGTTACCGATCACGGTGACACATCTCGTGCATTTATCGGCAGCTTGGTTTCAGGTTCTGGCACTGTTGAGCTGGTGTATGACCCAGATGCAACGGGTCAGGCAGCGTTTATTGAAGATGTAATCACTCCTTCAGACACTGCAGACGCCACATTTGAGCTGTTTACTACCGGCACTACCTCCGGCACTGACAGCGTAAGTTTTGCGGGCATTATCACCAGCATGGATATTGCATCCACTGTTGGCGATTTGGTCGTTGCTACCTGCAACTTCATCACCAGCGGCAACATCACCTCCAACCTTGAATAAGGGTTGATTTGATGGCCAAAATTGAGCGTGGTGGCCATTCTTTTGATGGCTACAACAAACCGATTAAGACCCCTGGTCATTCCAGTGGTAAATCCCATGCTGTTGTCGTCAAGGACAATGGCAAGGATCGGTTGATTCGATTTGGTCAACAAGGTGCAAAAACGGCTGGCAAGCCGAAAGCTGGTGAAAGCGAGGCAATGAAAAAAAAGCGTGCTGCCTTTAAAAAACGACACGCAAAAAACATTGCTAAGGGAAAAACCAGTGCTGCCTATTGGGCTAACAAAGTAAAATGGTGACATGACCTACTCCGTTCCAGGACTTGTCAGGACGCATCTTGTCA